TTACACAAACAGTTGATGAAGACCTATTCAAACGCTTTGCAGTAACAATTAGACCAGAAGCAAATGCTGTTACACATGCTGTAAAAACAGTTAGACCACCGCTGGCATTTGCAAGTATAGCCACTGAATTGGTAGCAGGTCGGGCCATAAGTTATGATAGAAACTTAACACTATTTGTTAAGAGAGAGTATAGAACATTAATAATCCTAGAAGAAAGCACATTATTAAAGGTGGCTCAAGAGACTAGGGTAAATATGGTGAGGACATAAAATGAGTACAACAAAAACACAATTAGCAGCCACCGGTTTCCAAAAAGATGTAACTGGCTTTTGGATTGAAAAAGATCCACAGGCAAAGTTGGTCTACACATTGGATTGGAGTGAATGGCTATTGACCAATGACACTATTGCCTCAGTGCAATACTCTGTTACTAATACAGGAGATGCACAAAATGATCTCACTATAGTCAGCAGTGGCAGTCAACTAGGATATACTACTTTCGTAGAATTAAGCAAGGGTGTAGACAAAGAAATCTACACAGTAACAGCCAAAGTTACTACAGCAGATGGTTTAATCGACAGAAGAAGTTTCCGCATTAAGGTCAAGACAAGGACAGTATAATGCCAGATAGTTCAGGACCAAAGCAGCCAACCCGCCGACAAAAACTCAAGGAAGGCGTCAAAGAAGTCAAGGGCTTTATTGTAGGTAAAGGCGAAACTCAACAGGTTGTTGATCCTGAAGAAGTAGTAAAGTTAGCGGCAATTGGTTGTACCGATAGAGAAATAGCAGAATGGGTTGGAATAACTGAAAGTACTCTAAGATATAACTTTAACTCCGAACTAATAAAAGGTAAGGGACAACTGATACAGAGTTTACGCAAGGCACAGATAAGAACAGCATTAGAAGGTAACCCAACTATGCTAGTCTGGTTAGGTAAAAATATATTGGGACAAAGTGATAGTCCTGTTAACAGTGATGATAAACAACCACTTCCATGGGTAGAAGAGTAATGACTAAAAGCATAGAAGATTTGTGGCAAGAGATTGAAGTAATCAAGAATAACCATCTTGAGCATATCAAGCAGGATATTGACTTAGTCAAAGCCAATGTAGAAAGAATAGAAAAAACTGTGGACAAACAGGACACAAAATTAGATAAAATGGATAGCCGCTTATGGTGGATATTCACACTTATTGTAGGTACCGTACTAACAGGTGCTGGTATTATTATTGCTAAACAATTAGGAGTAATAGGTTAATGCCATTGAGTCAAGCACAAGCGAACATAGCCCAAGACACTCACAGATTTAGAGTTGTGATTGCTGGTCGTCGCTTTGGCAAAACACACATAAGCATACGCGAGTTATGTAAGGTAGCCCGCAATCCTGCAAAGGAAGTGTGGTATGTGGCTCCTAGTTATAGACAAGCCAAACAAATTGTATGGAAGAAGTTAAAGCATAAGTTACAAGACCTTAGATGGATAGACAAAGCCAATGAAAGTGAACTTACCATTATACTCAAGAACGGCAGCACAATCTCACTCAAGGGTGCTGACAATGCTGACAGTTTGCGTGGTGTTGGTCTTGACTTCATCGTGCTCGACGAGTTTGCCGACATTGACCCCACAGCCTGGTTTGAAGTACTACGACCAACCTTGTCCGATAAGCAAGGAAGTGCCCTGTTTATTGGAACCCCAAAAGGCATAGGCAATTGGAGCCATGACATGTATCAAATGAGTTTGGAACAGCCTGATATTTGGTCCAGTCATCAGTACACTACTATTGATGGTGGCAATGTACCCCAAGCAGAAGTTGATGCGGCCCGTAGAGATTTGGATGAAAAAACTTTTAGACAAGAATACATGGCCACATTTGAAACATACACTGGTAGAATTTTTTATAACTTTGATCGTAGAACACATGTCAAAGCCTACACTTATGATCGTATACCAGAAGTACTGTACATTGGAGTTGACTTTAACATTGATCCAATGAGTGCAGTTGTATTTGCTAGGGAAAAGGACACCTTACATGTCATCGATGAAATCCGTTTGTTTTCTTCTAACACCGCCGAACTTGTGGAAGAAATTCGTGCAAGATATGGAGCAAGAAAAATATGGGCATATCCAGACCCAGCATCAAGGCAGCGTAAAACATCAGCAGGCGGCGCTACTGACCTCACCATCCTACAAAATGCAGGCTTTGTCGTCAAGTGTCCGCACAGCCACAACCCAGTTAGAGATGGCATCAACGCAGTTAACAGCCGATTGCTCAACGACAGACAAGAAATAAATCTATTCATTGATCCCAAGTGTAAGCACACTATAGAAGCAATGGAAAGATACACATACAAGGAAGGCTCAAGCCAGCCTGATAAAGACAAGGGATATGATCACATGGCTGATGCATTGCGTTATGCAGTGGATTACATGTTCCCCATTAAGAAAGATACCTCAGATATTATACAGCCAAAACGCTGGGGTCACCAAACAACCGGAGTTTACGCATAATGAGTAATATTAATAGCACACCAGCAACGCTGTTAGAACAATATATGAATGTGATCAGTAGCAATACTCATCACACAACCTACAAGGATAGATGGCAGTTTTATCTAGAGTCCTACATGGGTGGAGATGAATATCGCCAAGCAGGACATTTGACCAAATATGTCAATGAAAGCCCACAGGAATATGAAGCAAGACTAATTGCTACACCTTTGGACAATCACTGCCGTAGTGTAATTTCAGTTTACACTAGTTTCCTATTCCGCAAAGAGCCAGAGCGTGAGTTTGGTAGTTTAATTGGTGATGCCTCATTAGAAGACTTCCTAGAAGATGCAGACTTAGATGGTCGCAGTATGGACAGTTTTATGAAGGAAGTGAGTATTTGGAGCAATGTGTTTGGTCATTGCTGGATACTTATGAGCAAGCCAGATATTGGTGCAGTTACTCGCGCTGATGAATTGGCCAGTGGTGTTAGACCATATGTTAATGTATTGACTCCATTAAGTGTAATTGACTGGAAGTGGAAGCGCAGTCCAATGGGTGCTTACACATTAGAATACATCAAGTATGTGGAAGATGTCAATGACACTATCAGTACTATCAAAGAGTGGACAGCCACTGAGATCAACACCTATGTTGTGGACACTTATGCCAAGGTTGTTAAGAGTGAAGAGTCAGTGCCTAACGGATTAGGTCGTGTGCCAGCAGTTATTTGTTATGGTACTCGTAGCCCAGTAAGAGGTATTGGTGCCAGTGATATCAGCGACATTGCTGACCACCAAAAGAAGATTTACAATGAGTTAAGTGAAGTAGAACAAAGCATTAGATTAAATGGACATCCAGCGTTGGTGAAAACACCAGATGTAGAAGCAAGTGCGGGTGCTGGCGCCATTGTTAGCATGCCTGATAATTTAGATCCTGGACTCAAGCCATACATGCTCTCAGTCAGCACAGACATTGGAGCAATCTACGCGAGCATTGCCGCTAGTGTAGCCGCAATAGACAAAATGGCCAATACCGGTGCAATTAGAACTAGCGAAAGCCGTTCCATCAGTGGCGTAGCCATGCGTACAGAGTTCGAATTATTAAATGCTAAACTTGCTGAAAAGGCCGACAATTTGGAATTGGCAGAAGAACAGTTGTGGGAAATATATTGCCAATACCAAGGCTTTGTTTGGGATGGCGAGATTGAATACCCAGACAGTTTCAACATTCAAGATGAAGATGCAGAGTTTGCTAGACTAAAAGTTGCAAAAGAAACTGCCACTGATCCTCGTGTACTGGCCTACATTGACCATGAAGTATTAGAACTATTAGGTGGTGAAGCAGACATGATTATTCCAGAAATTTATAATCCTGCTGAGATACCAGAGAAGAAACCATTTGAGCCACACTATATGATTAACCTGGCTACAGGTGAGAAGTTCATTGCTCGTACTGAGCAAGAACACATGGCCTATGCGGCACAGGGCTATGTGCATGAAATAGAAGATGAAGAGGGGTATTAATATGAGAGCAATGCCAACACGCGGTTCACGCACACGCAAGAACAAAAATAAAAAGCGTAAGAAGTACTAGGAGCAATTATGCCTATAAGAAAAGTCAAGGGTGGATATAAGTGGGGCAGTAAGGGCAAGGTCTATAAGAGTAGATCAGGTGCAGTCAAGCAAGCCCGTGCTGCCTATGCCAGTGGTTATAAGAAGAAACGATAATGGCACGCAGACTATTCAAAGGTAGTGTATGCAAAACTAACTGTGGTGGTCACAGAGCCGGTTGGAATTATGCCAAGCGTGGTGGCCAACAGTTTAGTCGTTCTAGAAGTTTTAATAATGGTATGAAAATATACCTAAAACAACTGCCAAGAAGACCTAGATAATGCCAGAAATAATGTCATTTACACATGTTTGGGTAAATACATTATAACAATTTACTCTAAAGGAGGCACGCCCACGATGAGCGAACAATCATTGGTAACCGATACAGCAACTGACGCTGTGGTAGATACTGAAAGTCAGGCAACAAGTAGCAAGACCTACACACAAGAAGAATTTGATAAACACATGGCTGGTATGAAAGCCGCTATTGCCAAGAAGTATGAAAAACAATTGGCAGAGTTAGGTGATATCGAAGAACTTAAATCCTTAAAGTCTCAAGCAGAAGCAAAGAGAACAGAGGAAAGTGTGAAGAAAGGTGAATTTGAAAAAGTTCTCCAGGACTTGGCTGCTAAGAAAGATGCTGAGATCCAACGCAGAGATCAGATGATTAGTGAATTCAAAATTGAGATGCCGCTTGTACAAGCAGCCGCTCAGTTTAAAGCAGTAGCACCAGACCAGGTTAAGGCATTGTTGAAAAACAATATTAGACTTGTAGATGGTGAAGTAGAAGTAGTAGATACAAGTGGACAAGTCCGTTACAGTGATAACGGTACCGCTATGACCGTAACAGATTTGGTGCAAGAGTTCCTTGCTAAGAATCCTCATTTCGTATCCGCTAGTCCTGCAACTACTAACACCAAGAGTTCAGTTAATCCTGGTAAGGCAACGGAGATCGATCCTTCTAAACTGGATATGAAAAATCCAGAACATAGAAAACTATATGCGGATCTAAAAGCCCGCAAATAAAATTGCCTAACTTTCAAGGAGAATTAACATGGCGAATACAACAAGTGTAAACAGTGAATTATTTCAGAACCTTTTGGTTCAATCTCAATATGCTCTATACGAGAACTCAATTGCTCGTGCAGTAGCAACAGTATTTGACTATCCAGTCGGTGCTGGTAAGAGTGTATCAGTTCCAATTTGGGCTGGTATCACATCAAGCAAGCCAGGTGAAGGTGTTGCTCCAAACGCAGCCGACACAAACACAAACAGCAAGACAATCAACCTTGCAGAACATGTAACTTTTGCTGAAGTTACAGACTTCTTGCGTGACTCTGCACAAGAGAATGTAATTGCAAGTTTGGCTGACCAAATGGGTATGGCTCTTGCAGAAGGCCTAGACAAAGAATTGATCGCTTTGTTCTCTGACAACAGCATTACTGGCAGCGTTGGTTCTGCTGGTTCAGACAATGTGGCTGCTGACATCATGAAGGCTGCGGCTGCTATTCGTGCGGCCAAGTACACAGGTCCATTGTTTGCTGTTCTAAATCCAAAGCAAGCATACGGTATCAAGGCTGCTATGACAGCAACTAACAGTTACCAAAATGCGACTACTACTGGTAGCCGTGTATTAGATCAATACTTCATTGGTCAATTGGGTGGTGTTACTATCCTTGAGTCTGCACTAGTTGTTGCTGATGGTAGCGATGATGCAATTGGTTGCGTATTTGCTCCAAGCGCATTTGGTATTGCACAGCGTGGTGGTGTATCTATGGAAACTCAACGCAATGCGGCTAAGCGTTCAACAGATGTTGTTGAAACTGTAGTTGCTGGCGCTGGTATCCTACGCCCAGAACTAGCAATTAAGGTTGTTGGTGACGCAAGCCTATAATCATTAATTGATTAGTAAGAACCCCCAAACCACCTTTTGGGGGTTTCTTTTTGGCTAAATTGTCTGTTGACTTATTAGGTTAAACCAATTATAATTAACACATATTAACAAATTAAGGATCAAAATGAAAACCCTAATTGCTGTTTTGGCTTTGTGTGTGCTTACTGGATGTACAACATTTGTTGATGCTAATGGTAAGAGTTGGCCTGCTATTGCTGCCATTCCCAGTGGTAGTGGTCCTGTATATGGTGGTGGCCCTGCAAGTAATGCCACTGCATATCAAACAACAGGCACAATTACAGTAAATGGTGTGTCAAGAGGCTATTCTGTAACAACAATGGGTAAATAACTGTGGCCCAAGCAATACGGCCATTTCCTTAATCGATGT